CCAGAAGCGGTGCAAATAGGAGGATTGCATTCAGGTGCGTCCCAATTAGCAGGGTCTTGACAGGGGTATCGGTAGCGGTCCTCGCACCCCGATAAGATTAAAAACGCAACCGCTATCCAGTATTTCATTTATGCGCCGTCAGATAAACAAAAAGAGCAAGACCCAGAGCCATAACAATGACGCCCAAGAACATCCACGCGCCTAGGATAAGTTCGGCACGGCGTTCTTCAGCTTCTTTTTGAGCGATTGCAGCTTGGCGCAAGGCTTCCTTACGCATTTCTGTGACTTCTTTTTGGATAGAAGACCACGCTGCTAATCCATACGCCCCAACAAACAAATTGCGAGTATCTAACTGAAGCTGTTGCGCCTTTTGTTTCAGCGTGTACAGCTTAATCGCCTCGGCTTCGTACTCACCTTGCGACTGGAACAACCGTTTTTTGCGGTTGCCCGATGTAAGCTGCGTGATCTGAGCAACTCTTGCAAAAAGGTTTCCTACCTTTTCGGCAACATCCAACATCTCATGCCCTGAATCAACGGCACCTTTAATGCCGTTATACAGTGCTGTGGCTCCGGCAATGAGCGTAAAAGGATCCATGCTTACCGCACAAGAAACTTTTGCGGACGCAACATAGCACCAAATCCACGGGCAGTTTGTCTACCTACGGGTGCGCTAGGAACACTTGTGCCCTGCGGCTGTGCTACAGGAACACTACCCTGATTAACGATCTGTTGGTTAGTGATAACCGAAGGATCTTTCATCTTAGCCATTTTACTCTCCTTTTATGCCAAATTTAGAATAGTCGTACTCAGTAAACGGTTTTCCTTTTATACCAAACTTAGAATAGTCATATTCAAACAGGGGTGCAGTCGGTACGCTAGGATCGATTTCAGGTAATAACGGGCTCCTATCAAGTGACTCAATACCCAACAGGGGCTTATCGCTGCCGCCACCGTACTGCTTTTGATACTCTTCCCTAGTTAAATTGCCATAAGGGCCGTATCCCACTGGGTCAGTGTTGGTAATTTTACCACCACTTGGACCATACCCACCAATAACGCTACTATCTGTAGGGGCTGCGGTTCCTGTACCATAATAAGCATCATTAATCATGTCCGCAGTCGAACGTAAAGTCTTTTCCCCCGTGACAAGGTTTGTTCCACCTGCTATTAAATTATACAGCCCTACTGGAGGCACTACCGAACTGATTAACGCGCTCCCAATATATCCAGGAAGATCACGAGTAAATTGATCTACCATGCCGAGCTTTGGCTCAGGCGTTGTTGGTACATTGGTAGCAGAAAGTGGTTTTAATGGATCAGTAGGAGAAACTCCTGCTGCTTGTGGGTCAGGAATAGTAAAACCCGCGTTAGGGTCAGCCATTGCTTTTTGAAAGTTTGCTTGGTAATTCACTGTTTCTGTAGGCAAAGATCTTTTCCCAGCCTGATAGGCTTTGTATGTTCCTGGACCAGCATTGTACGCACCAGCGGCATCGTATGTGTTTCCAAATTGGTTTACGAGTTTGTTATAATACGCTAGCCCAATACTGTAGTTATAATCTGTATCCGTAAGATATTTATTTTTATCCCACGTTAACCCTGCGTCTGCTGCGGCTTCAGGAGCAGTAGTATCCTTAACCTGAGCAATTCCATGGGCCTTTTTTGGCGAAGTTAAGGGGTTGCCTTGAGCGTCTAACCCGCCTTCAATAGGAATCATTCCCCTATCAAAAGCTAATTTAACACTGTCTGGAATTTTTGTAGCCCCAATGTACTTTGCACGTTCTTTTGCTGCATCCACCGCTGTAGGAGCAGGGAGGTCTGCAATACCACCAGAGGGTATCGAACCCGTACCCGCTCCCGGACCTTGCGAGCCGGATTTAGAGCCGTCACCTCCGGGAGCACTTCCTGGACCACCGCTTGTGTCGGTTTTGCCGACATTTCCTGGACCTTGCCTGTCCCTATCTACGTTACCAGAGGTGCCAGCATTTCCTGGACCCTGTCTATCTCTGTCTACATTGTTAGAGGTACCGGCATTTCCTGGACCTTGCCTGTCCCTATCTTTTTCTGCCCCGCCCCCGTAATTGCCAGTCGCCCCTGCACCCATACCGCCATATCCGGGTTCAAAGCTCATTAGCCCTGTGTTCGGGTTAATTTTACCACTGCCGCCCATACGCTTAAGTAGCGCGGCTTCTTCTGGGTTGATGTGGGCTAATATGGTGTCGCCATTACGCCCCATGCTTTGCAACTTCTGCGCGGTAGCCTGTACACTGCCACCTTCAGCATAACTACGCACCGCGTTTTCACGCGATTGCCTACGCTGCATTAAAAGATGTTCTACACCACCATGAGGCATATCAAAGCAACCCGTTTTTCATAAGTTGAGCTTCTACACGCATCTTAGCAATATCTTGGGTGCTTTGTATACGCTCAGCATCCATTTGTTGCTTTTCACGCGCCTTTTGAACATCTAGCTGGATTCTTTGGGTAGCTTCATTGGCACGTTGTTGGCTATCCTGCTCTTTAATATCCAACTCACGACCTTTGAGCTCAACCAATGGGTCAGTTTGCTGCCCACCACCAAACGCAGCCAAAACCTGTTGCGCCATTTGGACTTCGAGCTCAGCAATTTGGGCTTCCATCTGCGGGTCAGGCTGCGGGGGTTGCTGCGGCTGTTGACCTTGCTGCATCGGCTGTTGTGGTTGCTGTGGTTGCTGTTGCATCACCTGCTGACGCGCCGCAAAACCAATATGCTCAAAAACATGGGCCGTAACCGCTGCCAAAGCCGCAGGGGTGTTCTGTATAAGGGGCAGTTTTACAAGCTGAATGTGCATTTGGATGTGCGCCATGTGGTTTTGCTCTTCAAACACCTGCGGCACAGGCGCACCATTTGGCACATTGATCAACTGGGCATTTTCATTTGCCGGACCAATAGGCTGTGGGGGCTGTTCTGGCTTAAGAATACCATCAATATCCTCTACACCAAGCGCGGCATACATACGCCGCAAGGCCTCACGCATATTATGGCTTGCAGGGTCAGACTGCGCGAGCTTCAATTGCTCTTGGGCCAAGGTAATACGCTGTGTCATGCTGAAAATATTCGGGTCTGATACCGGAATAATGTCAATACGACCGTCAAAATCGCTCTGTTTTATGCTTTTATCACCACCAATGACCTCATAAGGGTATTCAGGGGGCAAATAATCAGCAAAAACCTGCGCAAGTAGCTTCAATTCCTGTTTTAGGGCATAGTGCAACCGCTTATGCACCGCTGACATGACCCTACCACCGCGTTCCAACACGGCAATAGTAGTACCAACAGGCATTTCTTGGTTAGTGTCGCCCATACCAAGGTCAGTTGTACCAATAAACTTTTCAGCCGCTGTAATACAGAACCCTAAAAGCTGATAAAGCGTAGCTGACGGCTCTTTATACGGCAATGGCATAAGGTTAGCTGCCAAATCGCCTCCGGGAGCGTCAACATCTCGCCACTCTCCGGGTTGCAATGGCTGCGCACTGTCCTGAATACGTAGTCCTTTAGCCTTAAACCCTGCTGGAAGGTTAGCTAAGGTTCCGGCGTCGATAAGTTGTCGCAAGATGCTTGTTGCACTGCGGCTAAGATTACCGAGCAAATGCACCAAACCAAAACCGTAGAAGCCAAGTCCCGGAAGCATCTTGTAATGCACAAAGTATTGCTTCTTACGCTGCTTAGGGTCTTGTTCATTATAGTTGCGACGAATAGACAAAACTTCGCCAGAACCTTTTTCAACCGTTATGATGTACGGCAAAAGCAAACCGGAAGGCTCGCCATCTTCATCCATTACTTCAAATCCGGGAACTTCCCAGTTGCAATGGCACTCGTACAACACGTACTCATCGCTTATTCCGGAAGGCTCAACACCCCTGATCTTATCTTCTTTTTGGGTAATGTCATCGGCTTCGTAATCAGTTGGATCGCCGATTTCAACATCACGGTAAAAACCGTTCAACTGCTGCCTACGCAACTCGTTCTTACTTAACCTAAGTACGTGGGTTACGCGCTCTGCAGTAAAAAGATCCTTTGCACTGTACGGTACAATAAGATCCTTAGGGAAAATAACCGCGCTAGTTGCCCTACCCAAATAGGAGTCATAATAAACCTTCTTAAACGTGCTGCCGCCGTAACCAGTGTAATAGAGCATCTGATCGTATTCAGGATCGTACTCTTCCATTACCTCAGTAATCTGGTAATTCATAAAGGCTTTAACGCGGTCGGCCTGAGCCTGAATTTCAGGGGTCACCATACCAACAACACGGGTACGTACTGGCCCACCCGCAGGGAGGAGTTCTTTGTACGCTTGTGCCTGAAACTGCGTTACGGCCTCGTTTAAGATTGGATGGGTTACACCTGTTGCACCCGCAAACGGTTCGGTACGATCTTCATAAGTTAAACCAAGCAGGGTCAAACCTTTTTCGTACGCACTACGCCATTCTTCACGGCTGGAATCATCATCCTCAATCAACTGGCAAAGGTCACTGCTGAGTAAGCCAAGGTCGCTTTCATCCATACCCACAGCAAGGTTATCACCAAACCCAATACTATCGATGTCTGTTGGCTGCGGACCCAACGTTACAACAGCACCCCCGTCATCTGTCATTTCGACAAAACTATCTTCCATGCTGAAGGGATCTTCAGGCATTGCAGCCTCTGCAGTTTGGTCATCTACGATTTCGATATTATCAGGCAGGGCACCATCAATATTGGCGTAAGGGTCTTCGGGCAACTGAACCAACGCGCCATCTACATTGTTATAAGGATTGGTTGCCATCAGTAATATACCCTACTCTGTGGTAGTCCTACGCTATCATCAACGTAGTCTTCCGGATGTGTAATGAACCCGCCCTGCCGAAAACGCATCAATGCTTGCGTCATGGCGTCAACCATATCATCATGCTCGCCAAATGGAAAGGCCGCGCACTCTTCAATTACTTCCTCGGCCCAACTGGCTTCGGGTGCCCAAACCATACCACTCTCAAACAACGGGGCAACAGCATTCACGCGGCTTATCTTATCATTACCCCTACTTGGGCTGAAATTAACTACAGGTATGCCCGAGGCCCGCAACTCTTGAGTCAAAGGC